GTTTTCTTTAGATAAGGGACGTATTAAGGTATTTTTATTTTAATTATTGAACTATACACATTTTTGTGTTGTTTAGAAGGTTATGAAGTACGCATTAATATTCTTGGTGTCTACAGGGGTTCTGTTTTCAAAACCAAAGGAGGCTCCTATCCCTAAAGACGTAGATAAATATATTCAGAGATATGCCCATGTGGCTGTATTTGAAATGGACAAGTATGGGATACCTGCATCTATAAAGTTAGGTCAGGCTATTTTAGAAAGTGGAAATGGCAAATCCAGGTTGGCTATTATTGCTAATAATCATTTTGGGATTAAGTGTCGCACTTTTAATCACTCTATTATGGAGTTGATTGATGGCTGTGTGGATTATCCGGATTCTGATAAAAATGGGAAATGGTCGAAGGCGCAGTTTTTAAATTTTAAGACTGTGTGGGCATCTTATCGGGCGCACAGTTTGGTGTTGTCTGGAAGTCGTTATAAACATTTACAGACTTATGGGAAAGATTACCGGAAATGGGCTTGGGGGTTGTATAGAAGTGGGTATGCCGTGGATCCTAATTATGCGAATAAATTAATTGCCGTTATTGAGGCATATAACCTTTCACAATTTGACACAGTATGATTCAATCTATTTCTAAAAACAAATTAGAGGAAATTGGTGGCGAGTCGGGATTTTACATTCCTATGATCTCTACCCCTGAAATGAAGGTCAAGGATCACGCATTTCCGATTTTATTGGTATTCTACGAAGATTATTTGACAATTCGTGTGGCTGTGGATAGTGCGGAAGTGTTGACATCTATTGTTCTTTCGGGAGATGAGCAAACAGATGAATACGAGACCGCTGAAGATTATGTAGAAGAGACGAATATTTATCCGAGTGCGATTAGTGCTGTTACCCTGACAGGACAAAAGGACGAACCATATTTTGTAATTTTAAGCGGAGTTGTAAATCGGAGTATTCCTTTTGAGAATTACGATGACGCTGTTTCTGTGAAAGCATATATTCAGGCTTGGCTAAGTGGAAAAGCATAAGAAAAATTATCTCAAAACTTTCTACCCCAAATGGGGATCAAACGATGTACTACCCTGTGAGCGATGCAATAACCCTGGTCATGATGTACACCACATAGATGGCAGATGGTGCGAAGATTGCGACAACCCTGAAAAGCTAATGTTGCTGTGTAGGGGTTGTCACGCTCGCTATCACGATGGGGTAGGAATTACAAGGGAAGAATTGAGCGACATACATCAAAAGTTTATGAAATGGAGACTAAGAGTCAACAGCAAAAATACCCTGTATTTAAAAAGAAATTAGTTTTTAGTGATAAGTTTGAAATGCAGCGTGTAAGGGTTGCACTTATAAATGCCATTTTTGAGAAGAAATTGGCAAATCGGGAAATTGATTACTTAGCGTATTATTTAGCATTAAGCGGTGATATTGTAGATTTAGGAGGGCGATTTTCAGCAACAGCTACCGAGATTGTTAAAAAGCAGATGGGGGTGACATCTCAAAGGATGACAAACATTAAGAAGGGATTAAAGAAAAAGAATTTAATTATTGAAAAAGATGGCAAAGAAGAAATCATCCCGGAACTCCACCCGAAGTCGCAAGAAGGGGCGGGATTCATCATCGGACTCCAAGTTTCTATTGGATCTGGAGAAAACCAAGATGTATCGGAGTAATGAACGGGTGTTTGATAAATTCTTTCGTGAGTTAGCGAATATTGTACATGATAGAGAAAATATATCATTAATCGATTTAGGGGATTTAGGCATTATTAAGCCTAATGTAAAGAAGGCAGTTGGAATGTATTTTAAACACCAAGAGCTGTTAGATCAAGGCAAGATAAGCCAAGAAACTTTTGACAAATACCAAAATGTAGTGATAAATGTACTCAAATATGCTAATATTTCATTGGATAGCGGAAGTGATTCACAACACGAGGTTTTGGGCGTACAACACCCGGAGCGAGACTCGGAAGAATAGTTTTATTGAAGTGATGCTTTTGTTTGTGAGTTTGGAAACGGAGATGGCTGCGGTTTTTACAGGTGTTACAGGAGAGAAAGTTAATTTAATAAATCACGATATTAAAACTTTCAAATACACGCAAGAATTTTTTAAGAAATTAGCTGAACGCTTAGGTAAAGAAGATCCTCCGAAAGAATTATCTCACATTACTAATCGCTTAATCGACCTATGTTATCAAAGCCATGCCAAATTATCGATGAAATAAAAGCGGATTTTCAGATGCTTTTGTTTGAGATCAAGATGAATGGAATACGAAGCGGATTAAATAAAGTATACCAGGTTTTTATTGCCTATGTGCGCTATGTGTTCTTTCCGCTGCTTCCTGTTTATGTACAAGAACAGATTGTAAAACGGCATATTGATGCAAAATGTAGTCATCTGAAGAGGTGTCAATCGTGTGGCTGTAAGATGCCTTTTAAGTTGTATGCCGAAGGATCGTGTGGTGAGGATTGTTATTTGGAGTTTATGAACAAAGTTGATTGGTTAATTTATAAAAAGAACAACAATGTTACATTTAAGGGTAAACGATTTCGAAAGCGTTTTTGATGTAGGCGATGCTCAGGTCAATCAACCCCTGAAACTACAGTTCCATTTGCCGGAAGTGTTTAAATCCGCAAAAGGCACTTGTGGCTGCACCACGACAAGCATTTCAAATGATACGCTTGATGTAGTATTTATGGCAAAGCCTCATGAACGAAATCAGGTAGTTCGCAAAACAATCAAATTATATCGACCAGATGGTGAGGAGGAGAAAATACAATTTAACGCAACAGTAGTATGAGAGCATTAGACATACATGAAGGTCGTGTAATTCCAACACCGGAGGCTTTGGCTGTTCCGGTGATTGCGGCTTTATACAGTAGGGATAAAAGCAAGAAAAAAGAGCGGGCGTTCGATGAATTGTGTTATGTGGTTTTTATGACTGATCCAAGAAAGGCAAATCCGTATATGGGTTTGAATTTAGAGGAGCGCAAAGATAAGCTCACAAAGGAGGTTTTGTCTAGCAAAAACCCCGATAAATTGGTGGATGAAGCAGTTAAATGGTGGCAAGAGTATTGGAGTCGGAACATTCCTGAGATCGAAGTGTGGCAAGATGCGCAGTCTGCTGCTACGTCTTTAATGGACTATTTAAAGAATGTAGATTATGATGAGCGTACGAAAGGGGGTAGTATGGTACACAACCCAAGCCATGTTGCTTCCACTCTTGCTAAAGTGAGTGACATTCTTCAGCAGTTAAACAGTTTAGGTAGAAAGATACAAGAAGAAGCTTTTGACATCATTAAATCACGGGGCGGTCGTGAAATAAATCCACTAGAAAGATGACATTAAAAGAACAGAATGCAATTCTTCAGCAAGAAATTAAGTGGCTTACTGCGGAAGTTAAGCAAGTTAAAGACGAAAATAACAAGCTGCGTATTCGGCTTGGGAACATACAAGAGATATGGCATGATGTGCAAATTATCTTCCCGATTGTCCTTCAGATGTTGAATGTGTTTAAAGGAAAGTTTGTGATTTGGACATTGATTTTTAACGCAGGGTTCTTTATTACCAGCTTTAAAAAGATTAGAGACACCGTTTTTGAAAACCAAACAGGGGATGAACTCAATCCGAAACAAGGATGGGCTATGGATAAACAGTAATGTTTTTCGTGAGGAGGCTATCCATTACGAGAAGTATGGTTTTTACTGCCCCGATCCGTATCTGTCTTATGGATGGAAAGAGTATTGGGACGAGCAGAGACGAAGATGTCTTGAAGGCTATGAGGTAGGTGGCGTTAAAATTACGGGCAACCATTACGCATATCTGAACTTCTGTGAGATTTATGATAAAAGTGCAGGTCAGTCAAAGTTTCCTGATTTTTGGGATGGAGACTTTGACTTTTTTTGGTTTTTAGACATTGCACGATATGGGATCAAAGAATCCGAACTAAAGAAACTGCATTTAGAAGCAACGCCTACACATCTTGAGGGGAATCGCCATTTTATGATGGCAAAGTGTCGTCAGCGAGGGTTTACATGGAAGTTGGCAAGTATTGCTTCTAACACTTTCAACCACCTGCGGAAAACACAGACGCTTCTTGGGGCATACGATAAGGGTTACTTGTATAAGGGAGGTGTATGGGATAGAACATTAGAGTGTCTTAACTTTGTCAACACTCACACGGGATGGAAATTCGGAAAGGCTAAAAGCGATAGTGCCTACCAAAGAAAGGGATTTGTAGAATATGTAGATGGTATTCCAGTAGAAGGTGGGTTTCAGTCTGAGTTGTTTGCTGTTACCTTTCATCAAACAGCCTCCGCAGCACGGGGAAAAGTTCCATACTATGTGATATTTGAGGAGGCAGGGGAATGGCCAGGTCTTGACTCTGCATACATGGCAACACGACCTGGATGTGAGGAAGGAGGTAAATTAACTGGTCAAATTATAGTTGGTGGCACAGGTGGAGATATGTCTAAGGCTTCTATTCCTTTTTCAGATATGTTCTATAATCCAGACGCTTACAACCTGTTAGCGTTTGAAAACATATGGGATGATGATAGTGGCGAGGGGAAGTGCGCATTCTTTTTTCCAGAGAATTTGTGCAATAAAAGTTTCATGGACGATATAGGAAATTCGTTTATGGAAGAGGCAAAAGAATTTGAATTAGAGGAGCGCAAAAAATTGATGGTGGCATCTGGCGGGACTGTATCTATGGCAAAGAGATTGTCTGAGCATCCTTTAAAACCATCAGAGGCATTCTTAGTCGATTCAGTCAACGACTTCCCTGTAGAACTACTGCAAGCCCAACTATCGAAAATACGTTCGTCAGAAAAGCTCTCTCGCTTAGGTAAAGTTTATGAGTTAAAATACTTAGAAAATAAAATTGTTGCTGAACCGGATTTAAAAGGCAAGAAAACACCGCTTGTACATTATCGGCAAAAGAGTTTAGATCAATCTGGCGCAGTTGTAATTTATGAATTGCCTCCTCCAAATCCACCACCGGGACTTTATTTTATTGGATACGACCCTTATCGCCATGATAAATCACAGACAGATTCATTAGGATCGTGTTATGTATGGAAGGGGTATCAAGAATATTCGGCAACAGGTGATACGATTGTTGCAGAATATGTAGGTAGACCTAAAACGACAGATGATTGTGATGAAATTATACTGAGGCTGGCAAAATTGTACAATGCGCAAGTGATGTACGAGAATGAAGTTTTAAATACTAAAACTTATTTTACCTACAACAATGCATTAGATTTCTTGGCTTTAGAACCAAGTAATATTATTTCATCTATAGTACCAAACAGTAAAGTAGATAGAAAGTTCGGTGTGCATATGAGTCCCAAAATTAAGGAGGCTTGTGAAAAGTATGCAAAGCGTTGGCTCCTGACACCCAGGGGTACACGAGAAGATGGAACTAAAATACTGAATTTACACGTTTTATATAGTATTGGTTTGTTAGAAGAGTTAATTAAATATAACAGGACAGACAACTTTGACCGAGTTATGTCCTTTTTTATGGTAATGATTGCGATTCAAGACAATGATAGTAAAAGCCGTGAAACGCAAAGTAGGGAAAGTAAGGTCATAGATCAGTTGCTTAATATGTCTAAATATAAAAAATGAGGGCGCAAGAAGAAATAAGGCTTACCCAACGTCAGAAAGACGAAAATGACTATGCTTGGTATAAACAGAACATCAAAGCACTAGATCATCGTTCCTTTGAAGGCTATAATTATTTTGGGTACACTTCGACATGGTACAAAGATAAGATAAATTATGACTTGTACCACAATAAAATTAATCGGGCAGATTTTGAATATGTATGCAAACCTTGGGGGGATTCTGTTAGCGAAGATATGCCAGCTGAATTGGTAAACAGGGACATCTGTTCGGGTAAGATAAATGCGATTATTGGATTGGAAATGCAGCGTCCTTTTTCCTATCAAGTAGTTGCAACAAACAAAGAAGCAACTACACGCAAGGAGAAGAAGGAGTTTGAGTTGATCCAAGATTATGTGATGGAGCAGATTATGACTCCTATTCGTCAACAACTCCAACAGCAAGCGCAGCAGGTAATGCAACAAGCCCAAGAGCAGGGGCAAAATTTAGAAGAATTAGAGCCGCAAATAATGCAGCAAATGCAAGAGCAAGAAGCGGCTATGACACCACCCGAGGTAAAAAAATACATGGCTCGCCAGCATCAGGATGTAGCAGAGTTACTTGGAAATCAGATACTTAATTATTTAAAGCAGAAAGAAAGTATTGAAGACAAGTTTAACAAAGGTGCATTACACGCAGCCATTAGTGCTAAGGAAGTATATTGGATTGGCGAGGTTAATGGAGAGCCTGTACTAAAAGTGGTCAATCCATTGACCTTTGACTTTGATAAAAGTCCCGATGTAGACTACATAGAGGATGGCGAATGGGCAGTGGCTGAATATAGAATGACTCCGACTGAAATTATATCAGAGTTTGGGGATGAACTAAAAGACGATCAGATAGATCGGGTGTACAGTTTTTCGTACAACTATGAAAACAACATGAATTATTTCCAAACAGAGCCAACAGATACGGCTTTTAGTGGAAATACGATTCGTGTGTTGCATTGTACTTGGAAAGCCTTGCGCAAATTAGGCATTTTGACCTATGAGGAAAATGAGCAGACCCTGAAGAAATATGTAAGCGAAAACTATAGGATTGATAAGTCAAGAGGCGATGTGTCAATTAAATGGTTATGGGTTCCCGAAGTACACGAAGGATACCAAATTATGGACGACATTTTTGTAAGGATGCGTCCTGTTCCAAACCAGCACAAAGACATCAACAACATCTACCATTGTAAGTTGCCTTACGTTGGTGCAGTATATGACAATACAAACTCTGTACTCACCTCCTTTATGGATAGGCTTCGTCCTTATCAGTATCTTTATAACATTCTGTGGTATCGAATGGAACTTGCCATTGCACGAGACAAGGGTAAGAAGTTTGCGGTGGACATGAATGCCATTCCGCTTAATCAGAATCTTGACCTACCTAAGTGGCAATACTACATCGAATCTGATAGTATCATCTACCTTAACTCCAAACAAGAGGGGGATAGGTTTAATCCGCAGGGTATTGCTCAGTTTGTCAAGGAGGTAGATATGACAAATACCTCAGACATTGCTCGTTACCAGACCCTGCTGAGTTACATTGACCAACAAGCTGGAGAATCCATCGGAGTAACCAAAACATTGGAAGGTCAAATCCAAGAAAGGGAGGCAGTCAAGAATGTCAACCAAGCCTTAAATCTTACCTCAAATAAATTAGAGGTGTTCTTTAGTAAGAGGGCAAAAGTAAAGCAGAACGTTTTACAGGCTTTGATTGAGTCTGCTAAAGTAGTGTATACGCAAGAAGACCCCGTGGTGTTGTCTTATATCTTAGATGACCACACCTACGCTTATTTAAAAGTCGATCCTGTACTATTGGCTAATTCTTCGTATGGTATCTATGTGAGCAACTCAAGAAAGATTACGGAGATTCGCCAAACTGTAAATGAAATTGCAAAGTTTGGAATGCAGTCCGGTTCAATAGGAATGTCGGATATTATCAACATTATGCGACAGGATTCGCTCATTGAAGCAGAGGAATTATTGAGAAAGTCTGAACGAGAAAAGCAGGAGCAAGAACAGCAAATGCAGCAGCAACAAATTCAGGCGGCTCAAGAAATGGAGCAGCAAAAACATCAGATGGAGATGCAAAGGTTGCAGTTTGAGCGAGAAACTAAACTAATGGAAATTGAGCGCAAGGGTGAATGGGATCTGAAAAAACAGATTGTGTTCTCCTCTGGGTTTGCGGAGGAAGGAGATTTAAATCAGAACAATATTCCCGACACCTATGAGATTGGAAAGC